CCGATCCCCATCGAGGACCTGCGGCTTCGAGAATACGTCTTCGCCCTGCGTCGACGCATCGAAGTCGGACAGGATCTCATGGAGGCGCTCGTACAGGATATCGACCGACTGAAAGCCGAGAAGGAGGCGCTCCAAGCCCAACTGGATGGGGTGCTACTCGACTTGCACTGGCTCGAGACCAAGCGCAAGATCACCACCATATGAACCCCGTGAACTTCCTGACCACGGACAACGAACCGCTCGTCCAGATGGTCGTCGTGACGATCAACGGGGTGCGCTATGGCCTCGTCGGACCCGTGGTCCACGTGCCAGGACTGATCGAAAGCGATCTCGATGTCTCCGAAATTGAGTTCGGCGAGATCATGCCCGCCCATGCAGCCGCCAAGATGCTCCGAGGGGAGTTCAGAGCGGTCATGGGGACGGAAGTACAGTAGTTTGTTGCTGAGTATCTCCTAGAGAGCATTACGTGGCCCACTGAAGCCTTACCTCGATTCACGTGCCACGGACCGCGGGTGACCTGTAACCCGCGGTTTTTTTTCGACAATGTGTTGTGTGGAAGCAACAAGGACCACGGATCACGGGTCAAAATGACCGGATCGTGGACGAAATTACGTTTTTGCGGCTTTAGTAGAACCTCAGAGGGGTCTACTATGTTTTTTATTTTTATTTTTTCAAAAATAGACGTAATAGACGTAATAGGAGTAAGAAGTGAATAGAAACAATGAGTTACATTCGTACAGTACTCATTACGTTACTTCAGTAGTGAAATTGATATAAAAATCGCGCGGGGAACACTTTTTGAAAAAAAAAAAACTAGTAGACCCTAAAAAAGTTCTACTAAAGCGCGAAAAATGGCTCCTTGGCTAAACCAGTTGTCCTGTTGTACGATCGCGGTATGTTGACAATTGAAAGCCACGTCCCTGCCCCTGATTGGCAGAAGCGCGAGAAGTACCCCTTCCCGGATATGGGCGTGCGCCGCCTGGATGTACTCCAAGCGCCACGGGGGTCGATTCTCCTGCCGGAAGGTTCCAGAGGGCTGGCGCGTCTGGAGAGTCGCTTGACCAGCAAGAAAGAGGACGCCTTCATGGCGCGTATAGGCCGTGGGATCCCCCAGACGACGCTGGACAAGATTACGCAGCCTGTGCCGGCGACTACCGTCAAGAAGAACCATAAGGCGCGCAGGCGCGACCAGGCGCTGACTACGCAGGAGTGGAAGTTCGTCAACGAGTTTGTGGCGGGGGACGGGCACGTCACGGCCAAAGAGGCCGCGGTGCGTGCGGGCTATCCAGAGAAGAAATCGAAGTACTACGCCGAGTCGCTGACGAACCCAGATATCAATCCGCATATCGTGGCGGAGATCCAGAAGCTGCGGATGGAGTTCGCCGAGAAGTACGGCACGACCTACGAGCGGCACATGAGGGACTTGCAGATCATCCGCGACCAGGCTCTGGCGGCCGGTGCGTTCGGCGCGGCTGTCCAGGCCGAATACCGCAGAGGCCAGGCGCTCGGCACGATCTACATCGATCGTAAGGAGATCCGCCACGGCACGATCGACTCCATGAGCAAGGAGGAAGTCATGCGCAAGCTCGAGGAGATCAAGAAGCTTTACGGCGGTAACGGGAGCCCCGTCATCGACGTAACCCCGCAGCAGGTGGAGCAGAGCCTGGAAGACGAGGACGAACCCGTCACCGACGTTGAGCCCGAGGAGGAAGAGGATGCCGGCGAAGCCCGAGACGAAGCTGTACCAGCGCCTAAAAGAAAACTTACCAAACTGCCTTATCTCCCGGATTGAATCACGGGTGAATCAAGGGTTCCCTGACTGCCTGATCGCACTCAGGCGCTCGGGGACGTTTGTGCCGGTAGAGCTAAAGGTCGTGACCTATGGGCGGCGCGTGCGCTTGTCCCCTCACCAGATCGCCTTTCATAGCCGACACGCTGAGATCGGCTGTGTGACGTTTGTCCTGGTGCTGTTTGTTCCGTATCGGAAGACGGCAAGTCGTGACGGGATTCTAAAACTTTACCGAGGCGACCAGGTGCTCGAACTCGCGCAGTCGGGCGTGGACACGACACCCCTGGCTGAATGGCACTACGGGGAGATGCCCTGGGGGATGCTCGAACTTGAGTTGATGAACTGTTGACACGTTGATCGAGTTGTATTAGCGTCTCGATCGCCAGGGCTGTCCTGGCTAGAAAGTTAGAAAGGTGATTTATGAAAGTTACATTCGGCGTCCACGTCCACGACGAGGGCGTGATTAGTCTTGTGCACAGTACCGTGAAGGGGAACAGCCCCAGCTATGAAGAATGGGAACGTGCAGCGGAGTCCGCAAAGAAAACCCTGGATGAGCAATCCGGCCGACGTCTTTACGGGGAAGATCCGGCCGATCATCGCTGGGTCACGAACTACTCCATCTCTTTCGTGATGAAGGGGTGGGTAGACTTTGAGGAACGCGCGCCGAGAGATCTCGGTTAATTAGGGGGTGCAACATGAGACGATTTAAGGTCACGCTCGCCCGCATCGAGCACAACGTCTACCAGATCGAAGTCGACGCCGAGACTCCGGACGAAGCCGAAGATTTCGCCCTCGAGCTGTGGGCGGATGATGACGAGGCGTTTACGGATCTCGGCTGCGTGCATGCCGAGGAATACATCCAAGAGGTAGAGGAGATCAAAAAACCATGCCGAGGTGGCAACGACGCGAGTCGTCCCTAAAGCCTGGAACACTCCCGCCGAAAGTGGTTAGCGAACAGAGGAAACTTTGGAAGCCGCCAGTTGTTGGCGGTTTATACAGGAGAAAGGAAAGTGTCCACACTAGTGCAAGCCTCGAAACAATGGTCGACGCGCCCGCCAGAAGAGCGGTTTACGTCGTTGCCTGATATGCGGGTGATGCTCGAGGGCGTTCGCGAAAACTCTCGCGCGACGGTTATTAGTTCCCGCCAGTTGACCGCGATCCCTACCGATGACAACAAAGGGATCGTCATACAGGGATCGAGTGGAAACATAGCGTCTCCGACGAATTGGGCGTTCGGCCAGTTGGCGAGCCTCTCTGGGGCTCCGGCTAGTTATCTGCGGACGTTGCCCGCTCCGTTGGTTGCCGATTGTTTGAACTATGGGCTTAAAGTCGAGCGAGACGTCGCGGACGTTGGTGTACTACTCACGCGATCCGGTGATCGTCAATCCATCGAGTTGCGCGCGGCTACTGGTGCGCGTTACGGCCGGATCTGGAATGTCGATGTCGTGCGCGCCCTCGAGGAACGATTCGGCGATGGCGTGACGGGAGACTTTCGCGTTCCTGGTATCCAGGGAAAGGCTCTCGAGAGTGTGACGAAAGAAAACACGACGCTGTTTGCAAGTGATCGGGATATGTTTGTTTTCCTGGCTGACGAACAGAATCGAATCGAGATGTCGGATCGTCGAGACGGTAAGTCGGGAACACTCGCGCGCGGGTTCTTTGTGACGAATTCGGAAGTCGGCGCGGGCGCGTTAAAAATTAAGACTTTTTTGTTTGACTACGTTTGCGCGAATCGGATCGTCTGGGGCGCGCATGAGTTGGACGAAATTTCAATTCGCCATACGGCGAGCGCTCCGGGTCGACCAGTTCCTGGCGAATCGTTTCGGCGCGCGGATTGCGGAGCGCATCCAGGCGGTTCACGTCGAGGAGGAAGGACGGCCAATCGAGACGGTCTGGGATGCCGTCACGGGTGCGACGGCGTACGCGCGTTCGATTCCCTGGACGGTGGATCGGGTCGCGTTCGAAGAGACGGCGGGGGATCTGCTCGATGCCGTTGCATAGCTCGAGGACGATCTAAAAAAAAAAAACCAGGGCGGGGCTGTTGCACGCCCTGGGTTTTATGTTAGTTTCTCTCGCGGGGCATCCCGCCCCGTAGAAAGTTAGAAAGAGGGAAACACAATGTCGAATCTTTTCGAGTTGCCATTCCTGGCTTCGTCAATCGCGGATCCGCAGCGCGCGGATCGTCTCGCGAATCGGATCGTCGATCGTCTCGCGTCTCTAAACGAGGACGGGGACGATCGCGGCTATCTCAAGGCCGTTCGGTTCTTTGGTCGCATGGTTCGTGCGGCGTTAGATCCTGCACGCATCGAGGCCTCTCGTGACCTGGTGTTCGTCCAGGACGTGCTCGAGCGCGCGACCAGTCGCGGGTTCTATGCTCCGGCGTTCGCCTATTCGTTCTCGCGAAAGTCGGCACTGAGTCAGATCATTCGTCGAGTCCATGTCCAGGATCTAGTCGAAGCTCATTTCGGGAATGCGGAAGGCTCGGATCAATGGGCGATCATCGAGTTGTGCGGCGAGTACCATTCGATCACGTTTTGCAGCCACTGTGAGGAGCTGTTCGCTGACCAGGATCTACAGCGACGATATGGCGGCGGGTTTGTCTGTTCCGATTGTCGCGAGAACAGCTTTCAGTTTTCTGAGCGATATGACGCCTGGGTGCATGATGACTGCGTGCGGAATGCTCTCGATGAGGACGGGGAGCGATGCGTCATCGATGAGGACGATTCGGAATTCCACTATGACGAGGAGTTGGATCGCTACATTCACGACGATTACGAGCCGCCCGCGAGATCGATCATCAAGCCCTATCACCACTCGAAGCCGTTCTTCTCTGTCCGTGGCGACGCCTGGGTATCTGAACACGGGCGCGCCCTGGGCGTAGAGCTCGAGGTCGAGGGGTATTCGGTCGATCCGGCGATAGCTGCGCGCACGATCCACGATCACGTCAACGGCGGCGAGTTTGGTCGGAAAGTGTTCTTCGAGCGTGACGGCAGTCTTTCGAATGGCTTCGAGATCATCTCGCAGCCTATGAGCGTTCCGGCGTTGCGCGAGACGTTTGAGTTCCTGCGTCTGCCGTTCCTGGTGCGAGGGCTCCGCAGCCATCGCACGTCGACGTGCGGCCTCCATGTACACGTCAGTCGAGCGGGGCTGTCGAATCTCACCATCGCGCGAGCGGTTACGTTCGTGAACGATTCGGGGAATGATGCGTTCATCCAGGCATTGGCTCGACGCTATAACACGGGGTTCTGCAATATCACGGAAAAGGATCTCGACACGGCGCATTTGCCAGGGGATCGATACGAGGCGATCAATCTCACGGGCTCGCAGACAATCGAGTTTCGGTTGTTCCGTGGTTCGTTGAAATATGAGGCCGTCGTTGCAGCGGTCGAGTTTTGTCATGCCCTGCTTGAGTACTGCGCGCGGCCGGAGACGGCGGCGGGTGGCCTCAATGCTCAAGCGTTTGTCCGTTGGTGTGCGAGCGATCTCGCCGATGAGACGGCGATTCTGCGAGCCTATGTGAACGATCGCATGGCTGGCCTGTTCCAACATTCTGAAGCGGCCTAAAGGCCTGGGAGTTCTGATCATGTGTTTATTAGTTCATCAGCCCTCGAGCACGTCGTTCTCGAATGACTTTCTCGCCGATGTGTACTCGAGCAACCGCGACGGGATCGGCGTCATGTATGCCCTGGGCGGTCGTCTCGAGGTCGTCAAGGCGTTACCCAAGAATGCGGATGAATTCATCGAGTTCTATCGGCAGCATATCCAGGGACGCGAGTCGATCTGGCACGCGCGGATGCACGGGATCCTCGCGACGGGTAACGCCTGGGATGCTGCGCGATCGGATACCTGGCATTTCATCCGGAACGTCGTTCGGCCAGCTGTCGCGAGCGATGAGGCGATCGTGCTCGATCCGGTCTGGCAATCGTTCGTCGGCGATCTCATCGGCGGATCGAATAAGTTCGGGATGATGACGGCCGATGGGCAGGCGGTGATCATCAATCGGAAGGCGGGCGTTACGTTCCAAGGGGCGTGGCTGTCGAACACTTACGCATGGAGCGCGCATAAGTTCGGCGTCGGATCGGTCGCGACCAGGTACTCGAATGCGCGGATCTGGTCTGGATATGACTGGGACGATTACGAGCTCGAGCCTATGACGTCGAAGGCCTCGAGGGGATCGAAGGCCTCGAGCGGCGACGGCCTGGTTCGGATCACCAGGGCTGCGCGTAACTCGTACATTCGCGGGACGTTGCATCAATGGGTGCACGACGCACCACAGAAGGCGGCGATCCTGGTCAATGCTATCGAGGACGATTCGACGGGTAAGACTGGCGAGCTCGCCTGGGACGATCCGGAGCTTGTTGTCGATGCCCTGGCCGATTGGTTTGAGTCGGAAGGTCTCAGCTCTGGCGTGTCCTTGAGGGACGTCGAGGACGATCCCTGGGCTCAGTATCAATTCCAGGACTAGTCCTCGAGCACGTCTCCAGGCGACCAGGAAAGGGCTCTTCGGAGCCCTTTCTTTTTGCCTGGTGGGATCTCGCCTGGGCTCGCCTGGATGGTCAGTCGGGCTGCCCTGAGGTGTGCCTGGTATATGCGCGCGAGCGTGCCCGGATAGCTCGAGGTCGACGATCTCCAGGCTCAGGCTCCGTTCGCCTGGGCGATCTGCCCTCCTGGTCGTGCTTGGCTCCTGCTCCACGATCCTCGAGCCCTGGATCTGTGCTCGCTGTATGTGATCCGTGATCCTCGATCCGTTGTTCTCGAGCGTCGATTTCGGCGTCGTTGTTCGTCAGCTGTAGCAGCGCGCGAGTGGCTTGTTTTCCAGGCTTTGCGCGAATCGATCCGTCGGCCGTTGTTCGTGATCCAGGCTGCGCGATCTGCTCGCCTGGATCGGCGATCCGGTGCTCGAGGTGCGTCGGTCGGCGATCGGGATCGATGGCTCGAGGCGCGCGGATCGCGCGCCCTGGTGCTCGAGGCGCGCGCCCTGGCTCGTGGCTCGCGGCGAATTCTTTGACGTACACGGCGAATTCTTTGAGGGCGGCGGCTCCCAAAAAACGGCCGGCTTCGTAAAGGCAAGGGCTTTTGCCCGATTTCACACATTGGATGTGCTGCAAAATAGTTATGGTTCCACGTGGAACAAACCCCTACCCCCTGGCAGGAAAAAACCACCCCGGTTGATCAACTTGTCAACTCGTGCAAAAATTTGCGCAAAATTTTTCTCAATGGACCCTGAATGAGCGTTGTTCCCCAGGACGTAGAAGCCGAGCGCCTGAAGCTTGAGTACCGGCTCATGCTCCTTGAGACGCAAGACAAGGCCCGTAACAACTTCATCGACTTCGCTAGATACGTCTGGCCTGAAGCGATCTTCGGTGACCATCACAAGCGGATGGGTGCGGCGTTTGACCGCATTGCCAAGGGCACCTTGAAGCGGCTGATCATCAACATGCCGCCTCGTCACACGAAGTCGGAGTTCGCGTCATACCTGTTGCCGGCCTTCCTGATGGGGCGCAAACCCCGCCTGCAAACGATTGAAGCGACGCACACCGCAGAACTTGCGGTGAAGTTCGGCCGTAAAGTCCGCGACCTGATGATCTCGGATCGGTACAAGGAGCTCTTTCCTGCTGTAGACCTGAAGCAGGACAGCAAGGCTGCCGGCCGGTGGGACACGAACCACGGCGGTAGCTACTTTGCTGTCGGTGTGGGCGGTGCGGTCACTGGACGTGGTGCCGATTTGCTGATCATTGACGACCCGCATTCGGAGCAGGATGCGTATTCGGACCTGGCCTTGGACAACGCATGGGATTGGTACCAAGGCGGTCCGCGAACCCGTTTGCAGCCAGGTGGTGCGATCGTCATCGTCATGACCCGTTGGGGCACGAAGGATCTAACGGCACGCCTGCTCAAGGCGCAAACCAGTCGCAGCGCGGACAAGTGGGAGGTCATCGAGTTCCCGGCGATCCTGCCTTCTGGCAAACCGCTGTGGCCGGAGTTCTGGGCCCTTGAGGAGTTGGAGGCGGTCAAGTCATCGCTATCGGTCCAGAAGTGGAACGCGATGTATCAGCAGCAGCCGACCAACGATGAGGGTGCGATCCTCAAGCGTGAGTGGTGGCGCGTGTGGCCGCACGATGATCCGCCGATCGTGAACTACATCATCCAGAGCTATGACACTGCGTACAGCAAGAAGGAGACGGCGGACTACAGCGTGATCACGACCTGGGGCGTGTTTTACCCGGACCAGGACTCAGGGCCCAATATCGTTTTGCTGGATGTTCGCCGTGGTCGGTGGGACTTTCCTGAACTGAAGCGGATCGCCAAAGACGAGTACAAGCGTTGGAACCCTGACAACGTGTTGATCGAAGCGAAGGCAACCGGCGTGAGCTTGCAGCAGGAGCTACGTCGCGTCGGTATCCCTGTGACCATGTACACGCCAGGTGGCAGAAAGTCGGGTACGGACAAGGTAAGCCGTGCAAACGCGGTCGCACCGATCTTGGAGTCGGGGCAGGTCTGGGCACCGGACAC